TAGATCCAAAATTTCAGGAACAATTCCCGCAACCGCATATTGTTTCAATTTTAATTTAATATTTTCCTTAATTAAATTTGGTAAAAAATCTCCTGTTCTTGGTTTAATACTAATAAAAACTTTCCCATACTGTGGGGGAATCAATTCCTCTCCACCAAAAACAGAGATAGATTCTGTCTCTGGATAAATTTTTGCAGGAATTAAAGTTTCATAATCATTGGATGTAAGTGCCCGATTTTGAGATGCATAGATTCTCGGTGCAAATTTACGAATAGATTCTACTGGTTCAATAGATTCTCCACCCGAAGATATTAGACCTGTTGTAAGTAAAGAAATACCCGAAGTAATGTTATATGTAATTGAATTTCGAGTATATGAAAGTCTTCCTGAAAATGTAAATTGACCGATTCCATTTCCACTGTCACCATTTGATACAATATAAGAAACCTGAATATAATTTCCGTCTTCAAGTGCTTTTCCAAAAACACCATCACCAAAAATTAATTCATATCTTTCATCTTCAATTTCTTGAATATAATAAACTTCTGATTCTGAATTTACATTAAACAAACTATCTTGAAGATTGTATTTAACTGAGATTGTAGAGGTCTCATTTGGTCTTACAATTGCAGAAATCAAATCCGTATCAATTCCAGAGTTTGGAAGAATATATCTCTGATTTGGATTTCTTGGATTATATGTAAAATTACTGGTTAAAAGAACTCCCTCATAAATTTTAATTTCATCAAATGATGCAATATTGTTGAAGACAGGAACTGTAATATCTTCAAGTATTGAAAATACAAATGATTGATTACCAAAGGATCCTGAAGTGCTTGCAATTGGTCCCTTGTGTAATGTAAGTGATACTGGAGGTGGAGTGATGTTCGAAGTATCTACAAAAAAACTAACTATTGATGTTGCTGCCTTTCTTGACTTTGGAACATATCCAATATTTCTTGCAAGTGAAACAACATTTTCTCTGAGTGTTGCACTATCAATAAAAACTTCATTCGCAACCATATTTGCATTATATGAAGTAATATAGGTATTGTATGCCAAAACGTCAAGAATTGTTGAGAGATTAGATCCCTCAAAGTCATAATCCGTAAAGTTGGAATTAGATTTTAAGTAGTTTTTAAGAGTTGTCTTAATCTGGTCAAAATCCAGATTTGTAAAATTGACTAATGGCATTTACCTAATTACCGAGTAGGTTGCAAAACAAATTCAAGTTGCTGAGGCAACACATCTGCACCAATAATTCGATATTGAATTAAAACATTGAATGATGCGTTATCATAATCAGGAGTTGTCTGAACATTGATCAATTCAACTCGTGGTTCATAGTTTGTGATTGAATTTCGTATTTCATCTCGAATGATTGATGCAGAAATTTCATCTACATTTTCAAAAAGAGAGTTTGAAATTTGAGATCCAAAATTTGAATTAAAGAATTTTTCTCCCGGAAGAGTAAATACAATATTACGAACTGAACGAGCAATCGCAGTTTCATTTTTTAGAGCAATCAAGTCTAGATTCAGGGGATTAACCTGAAAAGACATACTAATGTCTTTGAAACCTTGACTGACTCGCTCTAAAGGCATTGAATATTATGAATCTATATTATTTATTCACTAAAATTCGGTTAATGGAGTGGGTTCGGTTCCATACTCCCAATCATCATAATCATCATCATTTCGAATTTTTTCGTGAAGTTCTTTTTGTATTGCGAAATCGTGCTTTTTGGGTGTGAGATCATCATTTAAAATCTCACGAAGCATCTTTTGTTTTTTAATTTTCTCTTCCCAACCATATTCACTGGAGAGATATGATGTTCCCCATTGATCTTTCATATAATCTGAGTCTTTATCCACCTTTTTTGTCATGAGTTTGCTCCTGATTAGTTAAATCAGAACTTTTTACGGGGTTTCTATCCCGTTCATTTACAGTTTTCCAAAAATATTCGTCTTCATTTCCCATTGCAAGACGCTCATAACTATTTTCGACTTGATAATAACGTGTAGATACTTTAAAGTCGGGAGTTTTTGGTTCTTTTGGTGTTAGGCTGTTATCATATATACGGATTCTATTGTTTGGATAGAGTGCATACTGTCCATTATTCAATTCAATCAGATTGAATGATTTATGTTCGGCAGGATTTTCACTTGTTGCATAGTCAATTGTGTCTGGATCTTGATGATAATTGTCTAATGTACAAATATAAGTGCCTTTTTGATTTCCAAAATCTCTGGTGTATATTTCATAATCCATAGATCCAATAAATTGTTTTTGAACTGCAACAACACCATAGTCCATACAGTTCCAAAATTGAAGATTTGGAAGATCTAAATCTGGTGTAGGAGTTTCGGAACGAGATACAAAGGCACTGATTGGAAGCTTATCGTACATTGCAGCATACTCTGATAAGTATGTCTCAAAATAAAAAACACGTCCTGGAATTGACTTTGCAGACACCCAGACTCCTTTTACAAATTCTCCCCAACCACTTTGATGATCGGTGAGATATTCTTTACGAACCCAGACTTCTTGAGATGGTAAGTTAACGATTAGGCAAGACATCTTTGTTTTCTCGTTTTTACTTTCTTCAAGTCCCCTTCAAGCGAGAAGCGGTTGCGCCACTCATAAAGTAAATAAGAGTCTTAACTAGTTATAAGAATTAAAAAGACACTTGAAGAGTCTTCAAATGTCTTGAAAAATATTATTTATTTACCTTGTCCTCTGCGTGGTTTACGAGGTTTATTTCTGCTGGTTGCAGAATACTTTGTATTTTTCCCATAACCCTGTCGAGTATTTTTGGGGTGTGATTCAATACCATCTGAACCACTCAGTGATTTTCTATTCGTTGCCATTTAAACCTCCTCAATGTCAATAAGTTCTTGATCAATATCTTCTCCTGCATAAAACTGTTCGGAGAGATCTTGAAGAATCTCACTACAGTCTTCTGCAGTGAGATTTTTGTGTATAGTACGTCCTTTATAAAGTAAATTATAAAGTTTTTCTTTCATTAGATTACACGAGTCTTTTCATGTCCGACACGAATGCGAGGATCGCACCAGATTTCAAATCCCTCTTCTTTTGCATCGAGACAGAAAGACACGTCCTCACCGCACATATCCTGCACAGCTCCAGATTCAAAGACTTGCATTTTTGGTGCAAACCATGGATATTCAAGATTTTCAAAAACTCCTTTTTTAATCAATACCCAACCGAAACCAGTGTAATCCACTGTGAATGGTTTGCGTCGTTTTGACATGCTCTCCACAGTTTCGTGATTCATCACCCCACCATTGCTACGAAAGTCATCTTCTTCTAACCAGTGTGCAACAGAAGTCGTGACACCATCCTCTGTTGCATACCAACCACCAACGATTTCCTTTTCATTGCCACTTTCATCTATTGCCATATCACACAATTGCCAGAATTTTTCTGTGTTGAAGACAATATCACTATCAATCCAAAGTTGATAATCATATTGAAGTTTTCCATCCCAGGGAATTTGTTTTGGTCCACGTAATACATTTGCACCTAGACATTTACATCGTGCAAAGTTTACCATTGATGAGTAATCTTGAGAAATCTGAATACTCATTCCATTTTGTACGAGATCAAAACAGAGTTGTACAAATGCCTTTAGAAAAATAAAAGAACACCCACGACCAGGAAGGCAAAATACAATTGCCTTCCCACGCATTCTTTCTTTAATTGCATCAATATCCCAATCTTGTTCCTTTGGTTTTGGTGCATTTGCTTTGACTGTAAATCCTTTTGCCATAAGTGAATCAATCCTTTTTCATTTTTTATTTTAATCGTTTACCTTTGATTTGTCAATGAGAAGAATGAAGTGCTAAATCTTTATTGAAGGTAAGTTCTTCATATGATAAGTCTTCCACAGTATAGTCTGTTTTCATCAGACCTACCATATTTTTTACCGTTGACCAGGTTGTATCAAATTCTTCTTCCTTGATAGAATGAAATAAACATCTATCTCCTGCATATATGT